AAAAAGTGAAAGCAGTAAAGAAGGCAAAAAAAGGAATGGGTATAAAGACTAGTATTAAGTCTGGTAACTTTAGACCTACTAAATCTGGAGCAGGCATGACTTCTAAAGGCGTTAAGGCTTACAGACGTGCAAATCCTGGTAGTAAACTTAAAACTGCTGTAACTGGTAAAGTTAAAAAAGGAAGTAAGGCTGCTGCTAGAAGAAAGTCGTACTGTGCTAGATCTTTAGGTCAATTAAGGCGTAGCAGTCAGAAGACTCAAAACGATCCTAACTCACGAATACGTCAAGCACGAAGAAGATGGAAGTGTTAAGAAAAATAATATGCATACTATTACTATTTAATGTATACACAGTTAAAGCACAGCTAGACCTTTTAAGGTTTAGTACGTTTTACGCTAGTTACTCTACTAATACTCCACAGATAGGAGCTCCTAGTTTTATAGTTCAAGGTACAGAGCCTGACAATCCTTATGACTTTGTACCTAACTTTGTAGATGGAGAATTAATAGAGCTTACACCACAATACTCACCTAATGTTATTCTTACGTTAGGTATACGAAAGATAGCAAGATTTGACTATCAAATTAAACAAAACAACTTCTATACAGGTAACGAGCATCAGGCAACTGACTATGCTACTATATCTAACGCACCTGGGCTTGAGTATCTATTCCAATATTCTTTTGTAAGAAACAATGGATTAGAGGTGGCTCAACAAGAATATAATGTACGATACATATCTAACATGTATACAGCTAAGGCTAACTATGTTAATAATGAATTAATAGATTTAAAGTATTCTTTGGGCGAGGTTAGGCTGCGTAAAAGTTTTGGTGGGTTAGACTTTACTTTTGGCGTAGCCCATCGTTCTCATCCTGTCTATGGATTTAGCCCAATAGAAGATGTAGATATGGAATGGGGAGAGTTTGCTACAAGTCAAAACTATTTTAGATTTAACGATGGTGTTTGGTTAAGATTTGATGAAGACGCTGAAGAGATAGAGTGGTTAGCTTCTAGTGACAACGAGTTTTATAAGTATCATTTTGGAGACTTAGTAAATAATTACAATAAGAAAATACTTGACGGTTTAGGACTTCAACAAGAGGTGTCTGCTGTACTGGGATTAGACTATTATTTGTACAGAGAGAATTATTGGTTACACGCATGGGGCTCTGTATATCCCATTCACAAAGGGTTGACAGATTTTTCTTACCAAAGAAATAACGCACAAGAAGAGTGGGATACAGGATTGATTTTTGGAGTTTCTTTTAACAGACATTTTAGTATCTTTGTAGAAGGCAGACACTTAAAGTTTTGGGGTACGCCTTCATACGAATTAAAAACAGGAATAAATTATTTGATATTCTAAGCTATGGCAAAAGAATTAAATGAAGATACAGCAGTACAAATTAGTTTAAAAACCCTAGGGGGGATTGCATTTTTAATATTTACCCTTGTTGGGATGTGGTTTACATTACAGTCTGATATAGCAGAAGCTAAGTTATTGCCTGAGCCATTAGATCCAGAAATAACTCGTATGGAGTTTGACATGAAAGATCAGTTGATTCGTCAAACTATTATGTCTACACAAGAGGATGTAAAAGAAATTAAAGACGATCTAAAAGCAATTAAAGAAAAGTTATATGAATAAATTATTAATCTTAACTTTATTTCCTTTAACAATTGCAGCTCAAGAATTTGTTAGCTCTAGCTCGTTTGATTCTAAGACTGCAAAAGGAACAGTGGTAGTTGAGTTTTGGGCTGAGTGGAACGCAGGTAATCAAGTTGATTTTTTACCCTCGTTAAAAGATTGCGAGTCATACAGACTATGTATAGTTAAAGGAGCTGACATTAAAAATAAATACAAAGTAACAGCTATACCTACAGTTATAATATTTGATAATGGTGTAGAACAAGAGAGGTTTAATCCTAACATAATGATGCAGCTGGTTGCAACCAAAAAGAAAGTACAAAAATCAATCGACAACATAACCTTTAGTAAATTTCAATAATGAATAAGTTACATAAATCAACTCTAGCTATAACTTTTTTTTGGGTTGCTATGATATTTTTATACATAATAGGTTCTATTTTTTTATCAACTAGAGTTGAGGCACAAAACTTTGACAACTATAAAAAGATTATAGTAACAGAATCAGACATGATGGATGGCATGTTTTGGTCTGTAGGTAACTGCGATTTAGATACAGTGATATTTAATGGTACTACTACGGTAGAACAAATTGTTTACTTACCAAATAAATATAGAGTAATAATGCGTGACTTTAATGGTGATGCTTGGGGTGGTGCTGTTATGCACATAATAGATTACCCTGATTTAGATAGTGCACTTACTTTAAATTACTATAATCAAACAGCTAGTGTTGTAGTTCACGATTGTGGTTGTACGGACTCCACATATTTTGAGCAAAACCTTGAGGCATTTGAGTTATCTGTGCAAGAACTAAATAATAAGTTTTTTACTCCTACTACATATTACGATATGCTAGGTAGAGTGGTAACGCCAACTAAAGGTTTTTATATAGCCAGTGACGGTATAACTCGTAAAAAAATATTCTTCAATGGAAGAAGCTATTGATATAAACGAAACTTCTAAAGTACAGTTAGATATAAAAACTCTAATTGGTATTGTAGCTGGTATAATTTCCCTTGCAGGTATATGGTTTACCCTTAATGCAGAGATTGACCAACTACAATTAGATATTGTACGTATGCAAGATAACGTAGAGCTAAACCACGAGTTTAGAGTTAAGTGGCCTAGAGGTGAAATGGGTGCTTTACCTGATGACGCTAAACAGGATTTAAAAATACACTACCTACAAAAAGAGGTAGACTATCTACGTAAAGTAGTTAAAGATTTAGAAATAAAACAAGCAAAAACTGAGTAATGAAATTAAGTAAAAACTTTGCGTTGTCTGAAATAACACACAGCAACACAGCTAAAAGACTGGGGATAGAGAATGAGCCGACTGAAAAGCACTTACAAAATATGCAGCATCTTGTGGATGATCTTTTACAGCCTCTTCGTGACGCTGTTGGTCCTATCAGGATCAGTAGTGGCTATCGCAACCCATCGCTTAATCGTGCTATTGGTGGCAGTCGTTCTTCGCAGCACTGCAAAGGTGAGGCATTGGACCTCCAGTTTTGGGAGATGGGGAAGATGAATAACAAAGTTATCTACGACTGGATACTAGCATCAGGATTAGAGTTTGATCAAATGATTAATGAGTTTGATTTTTCTTGGATACATATATCTTTAAAAGCTAAAGATAATAGAAAGCAAGTACTCGAAGCCTATAAGAATGAGGATGGGGATACTAAATATAGATACGCATGAGTAAGCTTTTAGATTTTTTAGGTGGTGGAGTGGTTAAGCAGGTCGGTGATGTGCTTGATAACTTAACTACGTCTAAAGAAGAAAAGCTAGAAGCTCAAAGAAAGATACAAGAGGTTCTTATGCAGGCTGAGTCACAAGCTCAGGAGCAGGTTACTAGGCGTTGGGAGGCTGATATGAAGTCTGATAACTGGCTTAGTAAAAATATTAGACCATTAATATGTATATTTTTAACTGCAATTTTTGTAGTTTTGTCAGTATTTGATGGGAATGTAGGGGAGTTTAAAATAAATGAGTCTTACGTTCCTATATATCAAACATTATTAATAACAGTATATGGAGCTTACTTCGCAGGTAGGTCTATAGAGAAAATAAAGAAAAAGTAAATGGGAACTTTAAAAAATAAATCAATATCATCTACTTATCAAAACTTACTTCAAACATCTACAGAAGTAAAAGATACTAATCTTAAGCAAGTTGAGTCTGGTTCTGGTAACTCTTCTAGCATGAAGTTATCAACAAATTCTGCTGAGTTTTTAAAAGTAGGTATTGGCACAGGGGGAACAACTCCTGATGGGTTGTTACACGTAATGAGTGTTAGTGCAGGTAGTGTAACTTCTGATTCTTCAGCAAATCAGTTAACATTAGAAAATTCTTCAGACTCAGGATTATCTATAATCTCTGGTAGTTCCCACTCTGGTAATATATTCTTTGGTTCTTCTAGTGGTAATAAGTCTGGTCAAATATATTATGATCATGGTAATGGTTATCTTGGATTTGCATCTAATGGTTCTGAAACCATGAGATTAGATAGTAATGGAAATCTTAAAGTTTCTGGTACTTTATCTGGATCTGAAGATAGATATGAATTAAAAGAGTATTTTGAAAAGGTTCCAAGTTTACAAACTGCTGCTGTAACGCAGGCTACTAATGCAACTACTGCTGTAACTCTTGATGCTAAGTATGGTATTATAACTATGCAATCTCATGATTTAGCTGCTACAGACACTGTTGAGTTTACATTTAACAACACTCACATATTTGGCACTTCATCTCATGTTCACGTTCAACTTCACGATGGAGGAACTATAGCTGATAATGCTATGGTTAATGTATTAGTTCATGATGTAGCAGATGGTAGCTGCAAGATAAGAATAGGTACTAACGGTACTGATGTTGCTGCCCAGGTATTTAAACTTTCATTTATTATAGACCCATACATTACCCCTAATCAAAACTTTGTATTAAGTGGTGTTAACGCAGGGGGTTCTCAAATATCTGGAAACACAGGTAGAAGCACTACTTTCGCAGGTATAAAAATAGTAACTAATACTACAGATGAGGATAAAACTATCTTAGCTGTTAGAGATGGTCATACTGAAATTAGAGAAGATGTAGATTCTTCTGGTTGGGCTTCAGTTCCTTTTGGTACTGAGAATAAAATAGAATTTTCTTCAGCAATATCAACTAGTGGAAATATAGCTGATTCATGTATATGGGCAGGTTTAAAACTTACCTCAGATAATAGATATGCTATAGACGCTAATCAAGCTTATTTCTTATACTCTACAGATGACGATCAAGGTGCTTTAACTACAAATGGTAATTTACATTTTGTATATAGTGTAGCTAATACTGATTATATAACAGACTTAGGTATTGTTTTAGCTATAAATACAGTTTATAGACTTAGAATATCTTTTGATGAGAACAGACAAATATCTGTTTATGTAAACAACGTAAGATATGGATTAGTTACAACTGCAACTGCAGGTGGAGCAACTCAATCTGTATCTACAACAAAGTCTTTAGCTATGACAGATGATATAGATCTTCTTCCTTTTATTGGTATTGAAACTAAAACAACATCTAGTAAAGGTATCCAGGTTGGTTATGTTAAGTTGTCAAGAGATTTATACGAATAGAAATTAAATTAAATTAAAATGGAAGCAATAAACCCTATTATTAGAAAAATTACAATAGGGGACTTAAAGCAAGGCTTGACTTACCAGGTAGGTCAAAAGATGTTAGGGGGTTCTCTAAAGATAACAGCAATCATACAAGATGAGGCAGCTTGGTACAAGCACCAACAAGTAGTGTATGATGTGTATATAAAGAAAGAAGGAGAGGAGTTCTCTAAACCTTGGAAAAGGTTTTTCTCTCAGCCAACAGCTATAGAGTACAACACAGATGTCCTAGATGACTACGAAGTAAAGTAAATTAAAACAAAAGAAAATGAAGCCAATTAAAGATCTCTACTGGATAGAAGTAGAAAAAGAAACAGAAGACACTATAACTATAAACGGTCAAGAGATGTACAGAGATACGTCTTACGATCCTATGAGGTTAGCAAGACAGTATGGTACTATATATAAAACCCCAATTAAGGATACTAAAGATGTAGGCATACAAGAGGGAGATAAGGTTTGGTTTCACCACTTTATTGCAACCCCAGTAAATGAGGTAAAGCATATAGATAAGGAAAATATATATCAAGCTTTTGCAGAGCAGATATACCTTATAAAAAGAGGTGATAAGTATATACCTGTAGGTGTATGGAACTTTATGGAGCAAGAAATGCAAGAGCCAGAGCAATCTGAGTCTGGAATATTCTTAGAGACTTCAGCATCTGAGGTAGAGCTTCATGGTAAGGCAGTTCTTATAAATGATTGGATGAAGGATCAAGGAGTGAAAGAAGGCGATAGAGTAACGTGGAGTGAGAACTCTGAGTACGACATGGATATAGATGGTCAGAAACTCCTTAGGATGCGTAATATTGATGTATTAGCTGTCTATGGAGAGTAATGATAAGAATTATGCTTTAACCACCTTAGAACGCCTTATAGAGGCTAGTAAAGGTGCTATAGACCTTCTTATAGAAGAGATAAGCAAACCTCTGATAGAGGAAGATGACGCAAAGAGAAGACAAGCAATAAAAGCAAAAAGAGAATGCTTTGAAGACTGTCAAGAAATTCTTTTAGGAATTAAAAACCTAGAGGATAGAATTAAAGATGGTTCTTCTTTAATAGAAGACAAGAAAGACTTTAAAGGTTCTTTTGCAGAAAAGTATGCAAGAAAATAATACGATATATTTAATTGAAGACAGTCATGGTGAGGTAATGGAGTTTGACAATTTAAAGATTGTCTTACCTAAAAGACCTAGGTATAATAAAGATATACTTTACCACGACCTACCCAAAGCAAAGCAGAAGTGGACTAGACTTCAACCACCAAAGGCTTTAACAAGGGAGAACGCTTCTGACTTTGTAGATTACATAGAGGAAGAGTTTAGACGTAGAATGGAGGGGTTATGGTTTTATAACAACGGAGTTCCTACGTACATTACTGGGTCACACTATATGTTCATCCAGTGGAGTAAGATTGATGTAGGGTATCCTGATTACAGAGATGCCAACAGAACGTTCTTTATTTTTTGGGAAGCGTGTAAATTAGATAAGAACTCTTACGGAATGTGTTTTCTTAAGAACAGACGTAGTGGTTTTTCTTATATGGCTAGTAGTGAAACAGTCAACCTATCTACCATGACTTACGAGAGTAGGTTTGGTATATTATCAAAGACTGGTGCAGATGCTAAGACTATGTTTACTGACAAGGTAGTACGTATATATCGTAACTACCCATTCTTTTTTCAACCAATACAGGATGGTTCTAGTAACCCTCGTGTAGAGTTGGCTTTTAGAGAGCCTGCTAAGAAGATAACAAAGAATCAAAAACACATAGAGGACTCTGAAGCGTTAAACTCTAGTATAGATTGGAAGAACACTGGTGATAACAGTTACGATGGTGAGAAGTTAAAACTTCTAGTTCATGATGAAGCTGCTAAGTGGATTGGTCAGAACTCTATAAAAAAGAACTGGAATGTAACACAAACTTGTCTATTACTAGGTAGAAAGATTGTAGGTAAGTGTATGATGGGATCTACTGCTAACAAGTTGCAAGATGGTGGTTCAGAGTACAAGGATATATTCTACGACTCTAATATGAGCGAGAAAGATCTAAACGGTAGGACTAAAAGTGGACTATACAAATTGTTTATACCTGCTTACGATAATCTAGAGGGATTTATAGACGAGTATGGTAAATCTGTAATAGATACTCCTGAGAAGCCTGTGATGGGTGTTGATGATATGGTAATTGACGTAGGTGCAAGGAATTATATACAAAACAGAAGGGATGCTTTAAATGGAGATAGCACATCGTTATCAGAATTTAAAAGACAATTTCCTTTTACTATAGAGGAAGCATTTAGAAATGACACTCAAAGTTGTATATTTGACGTTGAGAAAATCTATCAACAGATGGATTACAACGAAGTAAATGATGTAAAAACTACAAGAGGTGAGTTTATATGGAAGCATGGTACTCAAGACAGTGAAGTCATTTGGGTTCCTCATAGAAAGGGTAAGTGGGATATTAGTTGGGTTCCTGACCTGCAAGATCAAAATGTTGTTGGGAAAAGATTCAATAAAAAGTTTCCAGGAAGGTCAGATAACTTGGTCGCAGGTTGTGACCCTTATGACCACGACACAACCACAGATGGTAGGAGATCTGACGCTGCTGCTCATGTATTTCACAAGTTCAGTATGTCAAGTGATGCGTCTATGCAATTTGTATGTGAGTATATTAATAGACCACCTAAGGCAGAAATATTTTACGAGGACATGATTAAAATGTGTGTATTCTATGGTTGTCAAATACTTGTTGAGAATAACAAGGTAGGTATATTAAAGTACTTTGAAAATAGAGGTTACTATGAGTACCTTATGGATAGACCAGAGATGACTCACACAGAGTGGAGTAAAGGAAAGCAAAAGACAAAGGGTATACCTGGTTCTGGAGCTGCTGTAATAAATGCTCAGGCAGAAGCTATAGCAACTTATATATATGACCACGTGGGTATAGTTCCTGATACAGGTGAGATGGGAAGGTGTTACTTTAATACTTTACTTGATGACTGGAGCAGGTTCGAGATAGATAATAGAACAAAATACGATGCTAGTATTTCTTCATCATTAGCTTTACTAGCTTCACAGAAATATATTAAACCAAAGAAGGAATTAAAAGTTTCATCTCCATTAGTTAAGAAGTACTCTAATAAGGGGATGTTTAGTAAAAAAATAAGATAGATATGCTTAACAAAAAACAAGAGTCGTATGGTTACCCATCTCCCTTATCAACAAATGAGGAGAAGGCTTCAGTCGCTTATGGGTTACAGTACTTTAAAACTATGTACTACGAGTGGCACAACAATAGTGATGTATACTTTAGAGACAGAAAGTTAAGATACTCTAGAAATAGAAGTTACGCTGAGGGTAACCAAGACGTAGGTAAGTACAAAGACTTGTTAGATGTCCAAGGTGATAGCTCTTACTTAAATATAGACTGGAGCCCTGTATCTATTATACCTAAGTTTGTTGACGTTATAGTTAACGGTATGGTAAATCAGGAGTACGATGTAAAGGCTGAATCTATAGATCCTATTGCTGCTAACAAAAGATTAGAGAAGAAAAAACAGATGCTTGGTGATATGTTATCTAAGGATTTCTTAGAAACATTAGAAGATGAGACTGGAATACCTTTAGCTCCAAATGGTTTTGTAGCACAAAGCTCTGAGGAAGTAGATATGTTTATGGCATTAAACTACAAGCAAAACGTAGAGATAGCATTAGAGAAAGCTATTGAGTATACTTTAAATATAAACGATTACGATCAAGTAAAAAGATACATGATACGTGATCTTGTTGTTTTGGGTATATGTGCAGCTAAAACAGATTTATCTCCTACAAGTGGTCTTAGCATCCGTTATGTAGACCCTTCAAACTTAATAACATCTTTCTCTGCTTCTTCTGATTTTAAAAACATGAAGCACGCAGGTGAGGTATACTCTATGACTATTGCAGACTTAAAGCAACAGGCAGGAGATCAGTTTAGTGAAGAGGACTATATTAAGATAGCTAATGAGTATGCAGGTAAGAATAACAATCCTACTTACTTTGATACTACAGCTAACTACGAGAATGGAGATAATACTTATGACTACGATAAGTTTAGCATAAATATATTAGATGCTGAGTTTATGACAAGTCACGATTTAAAGTACGAAAAGAAAGACAACAAAAAGGGTGGGTACTCAGTAAACAAGAAGCCATCTAACTACAAGCAACCTAAGAACTCTAAGACTAATAGAAAAGCTATTGGCTCTACAGTAAAGGTTGTGTACACAGGTAAATATATTGTAGGTTCTGATTACGTATTTAATTACGGTTTAATGAAGGATATGCCTAGAACTAAGTCTAACTTATCTGAGACTAGGCTTTCTTACATTGTATATCAGCCTAACTTATATAAGATGAAGAGTCGTTCTTTAGTTGATAGAATGGTTCCATTTGCTGACCAGATACAATTAGCTCACCTTAAGATACAACACACATTAGCTAAAGCAAGACCAAAGGGTGCTGCTTTTGAGGTAGGTTCTTTAGAGAATGTATCTAAGGGAGATGGTGGTACTTTTACCCCTATGGAGCTTCAAGAGATTTATGACCAAACTGGTAACATCTATTACAGACGTATAGATGACGAAGGTCAGATGACAGGGGCTATGCCAATACAAGAATTAGAAAATGGTATCGGTAGAGACTTTGGTACTCTTATAGGTGTATATAATCATAATATGCAAATGATTCGTGACGTGACTGGTATTAACGAAGCTCGTGACGCATCTAAACCATCTAGTGAGGCTTTAGTGGGTGTTCAGAAGTTATCTCTTCTAGCGTCAAATAACGCAACTAGAGATATTAACGATGCTTACTTAAATGTAACTAAGAGAGTATCTCAGAGTGTTACTGTTCGTATGCAAGACCTAATAAACTTTAAGAGTCTTCATAGTATGTACTCTAACGTTATTGGAGAAACCTCTATGGAGTCTATAGATCTTATGAAGAAGTTATCTATTCACGAGTTTGGAATTACTTTAGAGGTTGCACCTAACGAGGAAGAGAAGCAGATGATGGAGCAAAATATTCAGGTTTCTTTAGCTCAAAAAGAGTTAAGACTTGAGGATGCTATAATGATACGTTCTGTTAAGAATATTAAGATGGCTAATCAGATGCTTATCTTAAGAAGAAAGAAATATCAAGAAGAGCAGCAAGCTCAAGCACAAAAAGCTTCAGAACAAAATGCTCAACTACAGCAACAGTCTGCACAACAGGCTGCACAGCTTAAGCAACAAGAAATGCAAGCAGAGGTTCAGATAGAACAAGCTCGCATTCAGGCTAAGGCTCAGGCAGAGATGCAGTTAAAGCAAATGGAATACCAACTTAAAGAACAGTTTGAGCAAGCTCAACATCAAAGAAGGCTTAGAGAGATAGAGCTAGGTAACTTAGGTAAAGAGGGTGCTGCTTCAATTAATGGTGGTGTTAGAAAAGAGGTGCAACAACAGTCTGCGATGAATCAGTCTCAGATGATAGCTCAAAGAGATGGTCAAAGAGGACCTTTGGGGTCTGAAGATAAAGTGAGTTAAATAATTTGACTTTAGAATAAAAAAGTTTATATTTGCGAAAATAAGTAATTAAATTTAAGACAATGGATATAAGAGATGAATTAGTAAAACAGTTTGGAGGAGAGGTTGTTCAACCTCAAACCCAACAGAATATTGTTGACTTAACTGGTGATGAAAACCAATCAGTTGAGTTAGAGCAACCCACAACACAAGAGCAATCCAATGTTGTGGACTTGACAGGTGAGAGTTCTTTAAATACTGAGGAGACTAACGTTGAGGAAACTCAAGCTAGTCAATCTGAAGAAAGTGTACAGGAGTTAAGTGATGACGAGATTGTCTTAAACTACCTTAGCGAGAAGCTTGGGCGAGACATAGATTCATTTGATGATTTTAACAACACTAGTGCAGAAACAGAAAGCAATGACTTTGCTAGCGAGCAGCTTCAAGTTATTAATGAGTATGTGAAAAACACTGGTCGTACTGTTCAAGATTACCTAAACACTCAGACGGTTGATTTATCCAACGTATCTGATGACGCTGTAATGAAGGAGTATCTTAAGCTAGAGAACCCAAGTTTAACTGAAGCTGAGTTAAATGATTACATTGCTGCGACATACAAAACAGATTCTGAGGAGTATAGTTCGAGAGACACCAACGCTGGTAAGGTTCAACTTACTAAAGACGCAAGAGCTGCCAGAGATTACTTTAATCAGGTTAAGGAAGACTATGCTATGCCAACGCAAGCAGAGGATTCTGGAATGTCTGATGCTGACAGAGGAGAATGGTTAGCTACAATGGAGAATGAGGTTAATGACCTTGAAGGTTTATCTTTCTCTATGAATGACCAAGGTGAAGAGTTTACTTATAATCTAGATGACGAAGCTCGTCAGGAGATTAAGAGTTATAACTCAGATCTAGAAAACTTCTTTGATAAGTATGTAAACGAAGGTGGTGACTGGAACTTTGACGCTCTTAATACAGATATGTACATCTTAAATAACATCGACAAGATTGTTAGAGGTGTAGCTAATCAGTACAGAAGCAAGGGGACAGAGAACGTTATTAATGAGATTAAGAACCCATCGTTTGCCCAAGATAGGCAAGCAGCACCTCAGAAACAAGAGTCAACTCTCGATATGTTGAGAAGACAAATACTTGGTTAAGAAATAAATAAATTAATTTTCATTTTAAAAATACAAAAAGATGGCAACAGTAGGTTTAGCTTCAGGTATGGTGGCAACACCATCAAATGTAGCAGTTGCAACAACTTCAAACTATGTAGGTACTTCAACGTTAATTAACGCTGACCGTACAGATGGTATTCCATTACATAAACGTGATGTTGATGAGCAACTAATTAAAAGATACGGTAACCAAGGTGTTACTGGATTAATGGAACTTTTAGGTTCTAAAAAAGAAACAACAGCTCAAACTTTTGAGCACTATGAGGAGACTCTTCTTCATAACCACTTTACAGGTCAAGTAAGCTCTGATGGTGATTTAACTGTGGACACAGCATTTACAGATACAGCTGATGCTGCTGGTAATACAGCTCTTCGTGATGGTGACCTTTTATTGGGTGCTGACAACGTAATGTATTATGTAACTGGTAAGGCTGATGGTTCTGCATCTTCTCAACCAGAAGACAACTTTCAATTAAAATTAGTTTCTTCTGGAGCTAAAGCAAGCACTGTAGGATCTCAAGCTTATGCTATTGTAGGTAACGCTTATGCAGAAGCTACTGATCAACCAGGTGGTATTACTCCTCGTGTAGACCAGTACCAAAACAAGTGTCAAATCATTAAAGAGTCATTTGTAGTTTCAGGTTCTGAAGCAACTAATGCTGTTTATGTAAAAGTTAACTCTCCTAAGATGGGTACTGGATACTTGTGGTACTTACAAGGTGAGGCTGATACTTACCAACGTTTTATGGACTACTCTGAGCTTGCAATGATTATTGGTCAAGCTGCTAGTGGGTTAGAAGATGGTGCTACTGATGGTGCTGGATCTGCAGTAGTAACAACTGAAGGTCTTTTACCATTTATTGAAAACAAAGGTCAATCTATGGATCTTGGTTCTTCAGCAATTACAATGGCTGACTTTGATGCTGCTGTTAAGTCTTTAGACAAGTACAGAGGTTCAAAAGAGATGGCTCTTTACGCTGGTATCAACTTATCTTTAGATATTGATGACTTATTAGCTTCTCAAGGTGCTTACGCTGCAGGTGGTGCTAACTATGGTACTTTCGCTAATAACAAAGACATGGCGTTAAACTTAGGTTTTAACTCGTTCTCTCGTGGTGGTTATACTTTCCACAAGAAAACTTATGACTTATTTAACAGACCTGACTTGTTAGGTGGTGATGGATTTAAGTATAATGGATACGGTATGTGTATTCCTATGGATTCACAGAAAGATGCTAAGTCTGGTGAGAAGATTCCTTCGTTAAGAATGCGATATAAAGCAGCTAACGGATACTCTCGTGAAATGGAGCACTGGTTAACTGGTGGTGCTATTCTACAAAACAAAACTAACGGTCTTGATGAGTTACGATGTAACTACAGAACTGAACGTGGTTTTGAAGGATTTGCTCCTAACCGTTTCTTATTGTTCAAAAAATCATAATTA